TATTTATACTCCCACATAATATTCCAGAACTTTTTCATAGAAGGAATGTCTGCTGGATCTAAGGTTTTTATACCAGCCTTAGCATATGCTTGCCTCATAGTGGGATTATTGTCTATAGCAAGATTTACTGAACTTTTTAATCTCATCCCTACTTTATATTTAAAATTTTCTGTTTCAGATGATGATCCTGGATTCATGATTAGTCTTGAGTACCTAACTCCTGCTGATCTTAATGCTGCCACAGTTTCTTTACGCTGTGATACATTTCTTCCCGTTACAATAATCAAAGCACCTGGCAAAGCGTTGACATAATCAATAACTCTGCGAACAGGTTGAGTTCCGTTTCTAAGAAGAGTATCGTCAATATCAACAATGGTGGCCATTTATAAAGTATATCATTTTATAGAAATTTATTTTACTGAAGCAGATAACTGCCAGTGCCATCTTTGATGCATACTCATACGATCTGCAAAAAAGTTTGCAAGTCCTTGTTGTCTTTGAGCCGTTGCCATATCAAATGCATTTATAAGTTTTGTTGTAACCATATCGTTTGCCATTAAAAGATCTTTTGACATTACTACTGGATCAGATGTAACTTCTGGTTCTCCAATTTCATTTAACTCTATAAATCTAGATAATTTAAATGGTGCATATGTATCTAATTTTCTAAGCCATTCAGCATATGTATCTGTTGCTTGTTCGTAATCTGTATAAATTTCTTCAAAAAGTTCATGATATTGAGAAAATTCAATACCCTCTACGTTCCAATGATATCCATGAGCCTTAAGTTTAAGGGTGATATTATCTGCAAGCAGAACTTTAATTAGATTTATTAATTCTTCCATAAGAACAGTATACCATTTAATTTATTTTTTTAGGATAATTAGAATATGAACAATATGGATTCAGGGCGACGCAAATAGGGTTTGGAAGGCTTTTAAATGCCATCTGGAATGGTTTGGTAAGAGAAATAAATCTTACTGATATTTTTTTGAGATGAGTTGGAATGGAGAAAAGTGGAGGGAAGTGGAGAATGGAGCGCTTAGACAAAGGGGTTCGTAATGTCCAAGACGTTCAAACCTCTACCACAAAACCTTTCAATTGTCAAACTATTATATCCAAACCTTGGAGTATACCATCCAAACCTCTATTTGTCAAACCTTTATAGCTAAAAAACCCTATACAAATCTGCTCAAAATGTCCAATTAATTAATAAAAAGAATAGAAAGGTTTTATAAATATTTAAAAACCAGGGAAAAAGGTTTGTTATTCGTAATGTGTTTTATACTATAGGGTTTGGTATATCTTTTGATCCCCCGCTGCGGGATGTGTAGCTATCCTAGGAGTCATTTCTGGGGCGGGGGATAAATAAGAGAGTTCGTAATGTCAGTAGTATAAGATACAATACAAAACCTTTATAGCTGGCTTTATGGTTTGAAGGTTTGTCTATGATTGGGGAAAAATATTCGTTCATCGTAATAAAGTTCTGGGAAAAATAAAATTGGGTTCGTAATAAGGTTTTAAGGTTTGATGGTTTGATGGTTTGCAAAGAAAATCCCGGGGGCCCCGCAGGGCCAGCTTTTATTCTGAAAAAGTTAGCAAGTGTGAAAGATCTTCAAACCCTATATCTTCAACATTTAATTCAGCCAGTAATAATTCCCATGTTTCTTCAACATAGCGCATACCATCAGAAGAAGGCAAAGCCAAACCTTCAGAATTAAAGAACGCTAATGGAAAACCTAGGTCATTAAATTCAATAAAGTCTTTAAAATCTTCTCTATAATTTTTATACAGGTCACCCATTATCTGGCATTTAATATAGAAGTCTGTCATTGTCATATCCTATTCTCTCTTGTTCCATTATATCATCTTGGAATTGTGCTGACTCTAAGACTTCTAGTGACCGCTTAAATAATAAAAGAGGGATTGCCTTTGCTAGATAGTATCCTACCTTTTCTAGATCAAGAGTAAAGTCTGATAACAATACCGAGATTTTTTGAGCAACCTTTTCCTCTTTGGTGGTATGGGTAGTTCGACTGATTCGATACATGTTTTCCTCTCCTGTCCATTATAGCAAATAAAAGAGAGAGGCGCAAGCACACCACTGCCTACGCCCCTCATCTTTATATTAGCGAGAGGTGACCCGTTCCCCTTGCTTTAGGGCAGTAAGACTGGTATTATCGACAAACTTACCATTCTTACGAAGTACAAGACGTTGAGACTTACCGTAACGGGTATCCCATGTTTCTAGGTACGGGATTGTTTTTGCTTTTGATTTCTTAGCCATTTGTTTCTCCTTAGTTAGTTAGTGATAGATGAGGTGCATATGCATTAATAAATGCGTTAAATTCAACAGGGTGAATATCAGTAATAGTATTATTAACAAAGTCAACAACAATGCTCTGCTCGCCAAGATCCCATAACTCATTGTTAATAGCATAGATCCCAAAGCCGTGCTCTTCTAGAACACTGTCTTGAATAAGATAACTAATCATCATGCGGGTGGCATATGAAGAGTCTGACCAACGGGCCCTTGAATGTGTTAGCGCTGCTGCGATATCAGGCTGCCAATTGTCTTGGCCCCAATGACTGTATAGCACTACATATGCTGAGGGCTCTCCTACAGCAGGGTCTGTGTCTTTAAAGACGTAATTAATTCTTGCTCCCATTACTGTCCACCCTCTTCATCATAACATCCGCAACATTCTATGCAGATCTGTTCGTCATCTTTGTAGCAGTTAGGGCACATGTACTCTGACATATTCATATCAGGGTCCCTGCACCATTCACATATGGCAACGCATAGTTCATCAAAAGTATACTCAGATAAATGCTTATCTAATCTATTCGTCGTCATCGCTTGGATCTGAGATATATCCACGATTAGCCATCCATTCTAGTACTTCTTCTTGATGTTGTTCGGCACCCCACTCTAATGAGAAGCCTGCTCCATTGCTAACAGCGTCGCATAAGTATAGCCACATGTCATCCTTACTTACCGTGGCCTTCCATTCAGGGTCATCTAAAATATTATTAATAGTGCTCCACGTCCATAGCCATACTAGTGATAGGCCAAGGTCCGTAGTGTCAAGGATGTCTAAGCATTGGTTTAGTTTATCTTTGTCATCAGGCTTCATCAATGTCCCCTTCGAAATCAATAACTACCTTAGCAATTCTGCCTTCATCATTTATTTTGACATAAACTCCATAGAGCCCGTCGCCATATCCAGTATTAAATGCTACTGCTTTAGATAAACCAAGTTCTCCATAGTTATCTGTTAAGGTTGTAGCGCAAGCGCCAAAGTAAGAATACTCTCCTACCTTGCCTTCAATATTAAACTCCTCGTTTTTATTTGTATCCCACTCATCAATATAAGCAGGGTCGCCCACAATTGCTTGACCTGAGTCAATAGCAATAGAGCCAGCATATTCTAAGTCAGTTAAATCTAGCGTGGTGTTTTTAGTCATACTATAATTTTACTCCTCGTCGTCCTCATTGTCAAGTTCATCATCTGCTGGTATAACTAAAGCTTGAACATCATTTATCCAAGGCCGTTCAGTAATAAAATATCCAATCCGATTAACAAAACTATAACCAGACCAGATATACGTGCCTCCATCATCACCATCCCCATAAGTCCAAATAACGTTATCATCTGATTCCTGTATAAATTTAAGTTCATCTCCATATGTTTCAAACATATAGCCATGCTCTCCATCGCTAAATGAAGCATTTGTATCTATATGATTAGGTACTGGCTTGTAGGTATCAAACCATTCATCATAGTCCATTTCAACTAGGATACTCATAGTTTACCCTCAATGTTAGTAGAGTCACACTCTTTACAGGTGCCTTACTCTACATCGTGAAACTCTTTATAGAATACATCCTCAAGTTCGCCTTGTTCATCATACTCGGCTTCATTGTAACTATTTTCCATATAAGTAAAGCGGCGTGTGTTACCACAATCTAAACACTTAGGCATTATATTTCTCCTCAATATTTTTACGGTCTATACTTAAATTATACGTTAAGACATACATATTTGTCAAGGCTCTCATATACCCTTCTAAAAATCTATCAGGATTGTTTTCCATTGCCTCTTCTACCTCAAGCATTTCTACCTTAAGATGTCCATGCATTAGGTCAATAAGAGGAATGTCTAAATCCTCTAAGCCACGTTCTAAATGGTCGGGGATGAAGGGATACTTATCGCTCATTGATTACCTCTATTAGATGTTTAACAGCATAGATTTGTCCCTCGATATCTACCACATGGATAGAGGCTGGGTTTTCTTCAAGGTCTTGTTCAAGACTGATGAGATGTAGGTTTAGATACTCTTTGAATGTGTTTAGGTCCATATATTAATTATAGGGGTTTGAGTTGATTTTTACAAGCGGCGTAGGTGTGATACTGGTCACATCACTGTGGGATGAGGCAAAGATAGAACCTGGTAGGACATGTGTGTTTAATTTAATAATGGCCTGGTGAGGGCACGGACAAATCGGGGTAGCAATATATTCATCTTTCCAATAAGTGGTAAACTCCATAAGAGTATCACACTCAGTACAAAGAAACTCATGCTTAGTCCAGTGGTTTGAAAACATTAGTCAAAGTACCCCTCTGCCCATAGGCCATTAAGGAAGTCGCCTGTAATTTGTAAATGATCATGTAGCCAAGGGTCGTTATTAAAATCAACAGTAGACTTAGCAGACCAAATAGCAGTAAGCATATCGTCTAGATCTTTTTTAGTATAGCCAAGCATTAGTCCACCCAATATTCTGCTATAATTCTAATGGTTGTATGTATATTGCAATCGCAGTCATCTGAGGTATCTCTGTCATCAAAGTGCGATATATAGTCATCATAGATTAAATCTACTAATTCCTTTGTGGTTTGAGTCATGTATTAATTATCGCATGGATTTGGGAAAAAGTCAACTCTATCGTAATTAGAAATTGGGAAAAATGTCATCTTACCGTAATAAGGTTTATAACAAAATGTTATGGAACCCGGCCCCTTGCGATCTGTATCGGACTTGAACCGACGACCTCTACCGTGACAGGGTAGCGCTCTAACCAACTGAGCTAACAGACCTAATGGTGAGCAGTTTGAAATC